CAGATTATTCAAGAAACTATATTCTTTAGAAGAGAAATATAAGAATGTTGATTTCAATGTTCCTGACAACACGAGAATAGCTAATCCTGCCATGCATTACATCGAATGTGCTGAGGGGATGGCACAAGGTATCTTTAATAGTTTGTCTTCACTCTACGGATCAGATTCTCTAAGGCTCAGCAGATGTTTAACTAGACTTTACTATTCAGATGCTAAGAAGGATTATATGGATAGCCTGAATAATATTGAGAGCTTCGTGACAGTCAGCCCATTTGTGACTTCTGATGATTATATAAGGATGTTTAGTGTTAAAAAGAATGATCTACCTGAGAGGAATTATTTTTGTGCTTATGTGAATACTTATGCCTTTGTGAAAAGATCACTCCTAATACAGAATGACTGCCATAACCAAGCAGGCACAGGAAGGAATCTCTCTAAGAGTGTTTATAGTAAAGTTCTTTGCGAATTCAATTCTCTGTACAGAACTTTACAGGGCCTTATATCAGCAGCCAGTAAACAGAGGACTTCTTATGTTGATTATTCTCATGACACTGATCTATATTTGTCTTCCCTAGATTGTTTCTCAAAGGCCGATGCATATCTCAGAGAAAAAGGCTCTGTCATTGGGTCTTGCATCTTAATGATGATTAGGCAATTGGCTCATCTCAAACAGCATCAGATCACATCTCTAATATATAGTCTCAAGAAAAATGTATTCAAGATTCCACTAGAACTTGGTGGTTTAATTTACTGTTCACCTGACTTATGGTCCTGCTCTAACCCTAAATTGTGTATGATGTCTAATTATGGCAACAACACAAAAATATTATCCACCTTTCTCCTGGATGATGGGAAAGATGTCAATAAGATGATAAATCTAGATAGAGAAGGGTTAATGAAAAGCTCAGTCCCAAGTTTTACTAGATCCAGAATAGTCAACCTTTGCAGGAGATCATCAAAGACAAAAAGAATGCTTAGAGAGATAGTCTATGGATTACCCCATGACGTTTTCTTACCTCTCTCTTATCCGGGTGCCACTGGTTCTTTAATAGAAGGGATGATGCAAAGTTTTAAGAGAGAAGAAGAAACAGGAGGAATATCCGAGAGATCAGCTAAGCGGTTTAGCACTTGTCAAACCCCGAAAGACTTAAGACTTTTTCACTGTAATGCTGATTTTTATAGAGAGTATGCTAGTGAACTCAAATTGGGAGAATACTATAGCTACACATCTGGAGAAGTCAAGTACACTGGAATGAGATTGTCAAGAAGTGAGATCATAAAGATGGCTAATGAATTCATAAAGAAAAGAATTGTAATCCAAGACTCAGAAGTTAAGTTTGGCAATATTGTCATTAGCTCTAATATGGCAATAATCTCAGAGCTTTCAACCAATCTCCAAATAGCTTACAACAATCTAAACTTGAGGCTTGGGTCTATGAAGGTTTCAGATTATGCCTATCTGACAAAGATAAAACAATTTACTATCCAGGTAAGGCCACCTAACAGAGATCTACTTGATGAGTCTACAACAACTCACTTAAGATTCGATTTTCAGAGGAAATTCCTCCCCAAGGCTCTAGGAGGCAACTCTGACATACATCCTGCAGTTTATCTTGAAACCCACTCTAGCTACATTCAAAGATTGGATAAAATCAGGGTTCATAAACCCAAATACCTGATACATGCTTTTAAGAATGACTTCAGCTTAGAAGACATTTTATCCACATTGTACAAATCAAACTTTGCTGAAGGTGCAAGATTGTCTTTTTCTAGTGAATACAAAGATATAGTCCAACAGATTAGCTACTCCATAGGTTCAAGATACATGGACATGCTAAAATCAAGTGAAAAGCTAAGATTTCCTTTAAAACCTATAAGAAAACCTAATATTGACAATATCAGAACTTCAATAAGAAACCTTCTGACACCTGTTAATCGGGGAGCTGAGGCACCAAGATACTATGTAGACTTGAGTGCTTTGATCAATGAGTTCAGATTCTCCAGCAGATCTAGGACATTCAAGAATGGCATGGAGTACAGGATGTTCTTTCAACAAATGTATGAGAGAATTTCAGCAGAGAGAAAGACTAGTAAACCTGAAGAGAAAGAGAAACATCCATTTGCTGCAAAATTCTTGACCCAAAATGAGTCTATCACTAGGGAGTTCTTGGGTCTAGCCAATAATAGGCAGATAATGCAACAAAAGGACATCATCTATGATGGGAAGGTGATAGGCCAAATAATCAGCAAAAACACAAGGGACAAGGAAACAAGAAGAATGTTGTGGTACAAATATCTAACCATATATACAAAGGATTCTGACTATTTAAATTATATTGAAGGCATAAAGCTTTCTATAAGAGAGGATAAAGACGAGAAACTTATTAGTGAGAGAAACCTGAGTTTTGCTCTTAATAGGGATGAGCTGATACCCTTCAACATTAGAGAAATAGATGGCATGCTGTTTGCATCCAGTAATGATGCTTTCAAGAAACACTTGTATTTCTACATATGCCCGGCCTTTGTGAACACAAAGAGTACAGTCACATTATTATTTAATGGATCATTAGGACATAAATTTGTTGTTGAGAGAGATCTAAAACCATACATCACAGAAGATGTTATCTTTCAAATGGCAGATCAGAGTAGTTTTGAAGACTTTCACAGAAGATCTATTGGACTTGTGCCAGAACCAGAACCTGAAAAGAAATCTGAATCAGCTATGGAGCTTGAATTGAGGGATATAGTGGAAGAACAGTTTGAAGAAGCTATAGGCCATGATGAAATCTATGAAGATCAAGTCAAAATGATGGATACAAAAGAGGGTAAAGAATGGTCAAATGATTTCTTAGCTGAGTTAGGTCTAGATGAGAATCCAGAAGATGCCAAAGAGCCTGAACATAGAAAGACTGAAACACCTGACTTAGGAGAAAGTCTCTCAGCAAGATCTTTTGACACTAACTTTAGTTTTACTAGTCGTTTTACTAGGAGATTTATGGTGGCTAAAGCTAACAGATCTGTCCTGAATAGAATACTGGGGAAGAAAGGTAAGGACAGAAGGGGTATGAAGGTTGCATATCTAATGTT